ACACGTATGCAATTAAACGACACGGCTCAATCATTTGCTGGCGGTGGAACGTATTGGCAAGCTAACAGCACTTTTACTGCTACACAGTTTGGTCTGGGATACGGAGTTAATACAAACAACGATGGTGATAGTCATATTGCATACTTGTTCGCCTCCCGATCAGGCATAAGTAAAATAGATACTTACTTAGGCACAGGTTCTGATGTCAATGTTGACTGTGGATTTACTGGGGGTGCTCGTTTTATTCTTATTAAAAGAACAGATGCAGAGGTAACAGGAACAAATTCAAGTGGTTGGTACGTTTGGGACAAAGCTCGTGGTATCCGAAGTGGTAATGATCCTTACATACGTTTAGATACCGCTGACGCAGAAGTTACAGATACTGATTACATCGACCCGTTGAGTTCTGGATTTACCGTTACATCTTCCGCCCCTGATTCTCTAAACGTAAATGGTGGCACCTACTTATTCTTGGCAATCGCTTAATTGACAGACTAAATAAATTGTAGTATAATAACAACTGAAACTGAGGAACCACATGGAAGCAGCAACACTGCGTGAAAATTTCACACAACAATTCAATAGTGCCATCGAAGAGATCAAAAATCTCCAAGCACAAGTCGAAGCAAAGAAAGAACTTGCTTTAAAACTCAAAGGTGCTCTTGAAGCAATCGATCTGATGGAACCACCCGAAGAAACTACAGAACCAGAAGTAGTAACTCCAGAAGTAGAATAATATAAATACTGACCTTCCTTATAAATAACAAGGAAGGTCTTTTTTTGTATATGTCCGCAATTACACTTAACTTAGTGATAGAACAGGGGACTGATTTTTCAGCAACTTTTACTATCAAGAATTCGGATGGCGCACCAGTTAATCTTTTAGGTTTTACTGCTGCTGCTAAACTGAAGACTAGTTATTATACAACCAGTACTGCAACAGATTTTGCAGTTACTTTCGCAAATAGAAGTAGTGGTATAATTAGATTGATTTATCGGATACTGTACGACTACATGAAGCCAAGAAGATATGTTTATGATATTGTTCTGACATCAGCGACTGGAAATAAAACCAGATTTATTGAAGGGATTGCAACAGTAACACCAGGAGTGACAGTATAGTGTCGAATTACGAAATTAATACTACAAATTTTACTGTAACTCAAGGGGCGAACGATCCTTATAGTATTGGTCTTAATTATGAAGCACCAGTAAAAGGTGTTCAATATCAAAATTTAATTCTGGATGATATTGCTTCGCAATTTGATGGTGCTCAAACAGTATTTAACTTGGGCACTTCCGGTACATCATATGAACCGTTAAATGATCAGCAACTGATTATTTCAGTTGACAGTACTATTCTTCAACCCGGAGTTGGATATACAGTATCTGGAAATCAGATCACATTTGCAACAGCACCTGCTAGCACTAGTGTGCCGTTTTTCGGCATTGCTCTTGCTAACACTGCTGATCTGACAAGAACAATTAATTATGTTGTAGATAATGGCTCGCGACCAATGACCACAGGTAACAAAGGTTATTTGTCAATTGATGTTACCGGTACTATTAAATCATGGGTGTTGCTTTCTGATGCAGATGGAACATTGGAAGTAGATTTGAGAAAATCTACTTTTGCTGACTATCCTAATGTGGTATCAATTTGTGGCGGTAATACTCCACAACTTGTAACTACTAATAAAAATACCGATACTAATTTGACTGGATGGACTACTCAATTAAACGCAGGTGACATCATACAATATGAAGTTATAAATACTACAGTATCAATCAGTAATTTTGCTATCTCATTGAAAGTAGAATTATAATAATTTTACTTTGAGTAAAATTATAAATATAAACAGATAAAACGAATTTTCCGTGGAGGAACACTTTAAATGGCACTTTTAGTACCTAATATTGGTGAGGTAGAGTCACTTCGCTATTTGCTGAATGCTACTCATCAAATCCCTAGAAACTTAACTCTAAAGCTTTTCACATCAAACACAGACCCTGCCGAAGGCGATGTTCCTTCAGCAACTGCTTACTATGAGCCTTATGCTGATGGTAACACTAATGGTTATGGATCAGCAGTTAACACCGGTTATCCTTTAGTAGATAACAACCGTGCTGATCAATCATATAATGCTAACTATGGTATTCTTTTAAATGGTAATCGCTGGGCGATTGCTACTGCCGGAGATCCTATTGCTTCAGGAACCGGCGCCGGAACTTCAGGTGAGTATACGATTACAGTTTCTTCTGTAACCGGAACTATCAGTGTCGGTAACCTTGTAGCAGGTACAGGAATTGGATCTGGAGCAAAAGTTTCCAGAGTTTCTGGTTCAACAATTGTCCTCACAGTTGCCAACGGTGGTGCTGTTTCTGGAACAATCAACTTCTCTGGTGGTGTAACTACTGCTACTTATCCTGAGCAGACCTTCACATTTACCGCTGCTGCTGGTAATGTATATGGTTACTACTTGGCTCGTGCTAACAACATGCCTCTGACAATTCAGGGTGTAGTTGATGCTGCTGCTGCATCTGCAGGAACAGTTCTTACTAAGGGTGATAACACAGATCCCTGTAATGGTGTTATTGGTAATACCTTCATCACTCTTCCAAACGTTGCGTCCATCATGGACGACATCACAGTTGGAATGGATGTTACTGGTAACAATGGCGTTGCAGCAAACACCGTTATCATTGGTATCGATCTTCTTAATAGAATCATCTATTTGAATAACGCTCTGATCGATAACATTCAGGTTGCTACCGACTCATCAATCACTCTTGAGTATAGTAAAGTATCTGCTACCGCTCATGGTTTGGTTGCTGGTGATGTTATTTACATCGCACAGGGTTCAACAAACACAGGTACAGTTGCTGCTACATATACAGTCTTCTCTGTAGATGATGCCAACACATTCACCACAACTCCTGCTCTGAAAGGAACTGGAGATGCAACTCTTTACAGCAGCATCATGTTTGCTGAAAGATTTACAAATGGTCCATACCCCATTCAGAACAACGGTGACCAAATCAAGATCACATTGAACGTCAGCCTCGACTGATATATAGTATACAACTTTTTATTATTTGTTTTTGCGGGGGGATTATGTCCCCCCTTTTAATGACAAAAAACATTAATGAATACATTTAACTACAATACATCAAACGTAAACCATTATGTAACTACGGATTTAGGATCTCTTGGAGATGCCCCTACATCCACAGTCGATAATGGTGAGACTGCGTATGATCTAGTAGTTTCTGGTGATTATATTGTTACTGGTGATATATTAGTTAACTTCTTTACTGAAGAAGATTATCAAGAAATTAATTTTACTGAAACAACTTATCCGTTCGGCACGTTTAAGGTTTCCAATACTACAAACTCTGCAGCTACAGTAGTATTCGTATCGAAACCAGAACCGATCAAGTTATATCAAAAAGCAATAGTAGTTAGAAAACAAGCCTGGACCGGTTCAGGAACCCTCTTTGAGATCGCTGACGGGCGCGAGAGGATGGTTGCGCCATGGATAGGGTCATCTGGTCCTCTGAGGGTTTCCGGCGGCGCTGAGAGCAGCGTAACGCATAAATTTACTGAAGACTCAATAAAAACCTATGGTAGTAGCGTTGACTATGGACTAGTCCCTGCTGCTGTAGGTTCTTCTATAGCTTATGGACAAGTAACTGATATTGTTGATGAGGGAGAATTTGATAATGGTGATATCTTATTAGGAGATGGTAGACCCTACGGGTTATTCTCACTAGAAGGATTTAATAGCAGTAATTTCAGAATTAAAGCATGGGCTGGTTCTGGTAACATTCATATCTCTGGGCAAGAAAGTTCCCAGTTAGATGAACCGACCCCACAAATCTATATCGTAAAGACATCTAAACTGACTGGCGTTGGTTTAAATATTTACAATTCAACCAATCCAGATTCATTCACCCGAGCAACATATCAGGGAAGTGGATCACTATTTGAAATTGGTCAGAAGGACGAAAGAGCAGTATTTGTTTATAGCATAAAAGATAGGGGATCTTACATACCAGATCTTGTACTTGACACAACGTCTAGTTATGATAATACAAATAGTAATGTAGCAATCAGATCATCAGGATCAGGTATTGGATCAAGTGGTGGATTTAATTCTACTGGATCTCATTGGATTTATACTGGTCAAAATGTTAATGTTGATAGAATTTTACGACTCAATCCACTTGATGGTAGATTGTATAGTGATATCACTCTAAGTGTTATTGCAGGAACCAATCTTAATGGGGGAGAAACACCCGATGCTAGTGAAGATCTATTAATTTCATATAGTATTGATGGAGGAGTTAATTTCACTCTGTTTGAAACTATTGATACGGCA